CCATTATTTTCAACGTTTTCTGGCATAATAATTCAACAATATGTTTAATAACATACAAAAAAAAGTACAACATTCAACAAAACGTTGTATCTTTGTGATGTTTCAAAGTTACAACAGCAAAAGTAAACGAAACTTTTACAATTGTAAATAGCAAAGATAGGTCAAAGATTCAATAAAACAAAGAAATGGATTGGAGTTTTGAAAAAGGATTCGGGAATGTAAAGCTAAAAGACAAAGACATGGTTATGGCTTCAATCATGGGGGTGTTCAACATCACCACGCGGGCTGGTTGGCTTAACAGACTTCATGGAAAGTTTGAGCCAAGGGTTAGCGAGGCAAGAGATATAGAAAGGATTTTCAAGGTTTACGGCGTCTCGAAGAAAGACGTTTGGGGAAAAATGGAGTAATTAAAGCAATATGATTATGAACAAGCGTATATTTCTATTTTTCATTGTCCTGCTCATCGGAGCGGGGCTGGTGGCGAGCGAGGCGGTTCCGCTTTTCGTTAACATTCTTGGTCTTGGCGTATGCGCCATATCGGGGATATTCTTGGTAGAAAACTTGGATTCATTAAACAAAAAATAGTATGGAAACAGCAGAATCAAAAGAACAGATAGATTATAAGAAGAAGTACGAGGAACTGAATATCAAAACGGCTGATTATTGGTACATAAAAATGCAGAAAGAGCGTCTTGAAAAGGAAAACGACACAATGCGTATCGTGCTTTCCGCCATAGGAATAATGTACGATCATTTCAAACTTGAGGGCACGAAAAAATGAAACGTACAGAGTTGATAAATTATATGGCAAGCGCCATCAACCATCATACCTTTCAAAAGATGATAGATAAGCTAAAAGAGGATGAAGAATCCAACTTCCTTCTTGATAAGCTGAGAGTAGGTGGTTACACCATAGAGGTTGAATTTGACGGTGATGAAACCGAAATCATCTTCACAAAAGGAAGAAAGGAACATGACCTTCCGCTTTTATCAAAAGAGATTACAAAGAAATTGTATCGCTTTGATTCGGACGAGGTGCAAGATGAATACAAGTTACTGAAAGCTGAATACAAGTCTTTGGAAGATACTGAACATTACCTGTATAGTTATCGCTAAGTTGTTTGATCTACTTTTTTTCTTAAAGTGTTTTCATTGATATATAAGGTTAACTAAACAAGGGGCTGCTGGTCAGCGATGATAGACAGCTCCGAAATCGGGCGGATGGTGCAAAGGTGCACATACCATAATAAAGTAAGATGCAGGTTCGATTCCTGCTCCGTCCACAAAAAAAAGAATTGAGAAATGGAATACGAGTTACAGACGATAAGAGGAAAAGTGCCATCAAAGAGTAACTGCTACAAGGTGATTACTCTTTGCGGGCATGGGAGCATCGCAAAACAGAAGATATTGAAGGACTATGAAAAGTCTTTCTATCTGCAATGCGATAAGTACCGTAACAAAAGCCTTTCGGGACTGTTTGCGCTGAATCTTAATGTTTTCTATGAGAACCAACGTCCCGACCTCGATAATTGCTTAAAGGTGATTCTTGACTGCCTACAAGGGTGCAACGCAATCACCAACGACCGCAATTGTGTAAGGGTGGAAGCTAACAAGTTCATAGACAAGGCGAATCCGAGAATTGAATTTAGAATAAAGGAAGTAAACATTTAAAAACATAATACAATGGGAATTGAAGATTACAAGGTAGAACAATTGCCGAATGCTGAAAACTACATTCAGCTGGACAGCTTCGACAAAGCGAACGTTGACGCGCAGGTATCAACGGCAAAGAGATACCCAAGGAACATTTCAAGGGCTGTGGATAACTCCATTGCACTTGCAACGCTGGACAACGAAACAGCTCAGTCTATGGGCTATGCGCTTCCGAGAGGTGGAAAACCCATAACAGGCCCTTCCGTACATCTGGCTAAGCTGGTAGTGTCGAATTGGGGCAATATGCGTACCGAGGCAAAAGTAGTTTCTGTGACAGATAAGGAAGTCATATCACGCGGAACGGCATGGGACTTGGAAAACAACGTTGCGTCAGCCTTTGAAGTCAGACGCAAGATTACAGGCAAGGACGGAAGACGCTTTAACGAGGATATGATTACCGTAACTGGAAATGCAGCCAATTCAATCGCATATCGTAACGCCGTTTTTGCAGTGGTTCCGAAGGGCATTGTCGATAAGATTTACAAGGCAGCCCAGAAACAGATTACGGGTGATTTGTCGGATGAAGACAAACTGATTAAGCGCCGTGCCAATGCGATCAAGTTCTTTACTGACGAGTACGCCATTACAGAGGATGAAGTTTTAAAGCTCTGTGGAAAGCAGACAGTAAAGCAAATCAAGGCTGATGAAATAGCCCTTTTAATTGGCATCATGCAGTCTCTGAAGGACGGCGATACGACCGTTGATGAACTTATGAAGTCTATCCGAAAGGATGAATCCAAGGATAGACTGACCAAAATGGCTATGGAAGCTGAAATTAAGGAGGATATAAAGAAATGATTACCAACGCTGCACAACACACTGATGATTGGTACAAAGCCCGCCTTGGCTACTTTACTGGTAGTGAAATAGGAAATCTTTTTGTAAATGGCAAAGGCGGGCAGATGTTCGGAGAAACGGCATTGAGCTATATTAACAAAGTTGCCGAGGAAAGAATGATTAATCCTCAAGTACTGGAAGATGAATATCTGTTCGGGCAATACAAGGATATATATTACGCCTCTTCCAAAGCTATGGATTGGGGCACAGAGCAGGAACAATATGCAAGGATAAAGTACGCCAAGGAAACACATTATCACGTGATTGAAGTCGGTTCAATTCGCCACAAAACAATCAGTCACTTCGCTTCTTCTCCGGACGGATACATCGACGACGACAAAGACGGTAAAGGCTGTCTGGAAATCAAGTGCCTATCTGGAGGTAATTTCATGAAGTACATAGGGATGAAAGGCAACGAGGATTTGAAAAGAATCAACCCGAAGTATTTCTATCAATGCGAGGCTCACATGGCCTGCACTAATTCTTCGTGGTGCGACTTTGCGGTTTATAATCCATTCATGATGGTGCCGATTCTCATAACAAGAATAAAACCCGATAGCAAAGTATTTGATGAGTTAGCAAAACGAATTGCTGCTGCGGATGACATCATTGATGGTAAATTAAAAGAAATAATCAAATAAATATGTACATACAGAACAAACAATTAGTAAGGTGCTACGATTGTCTTAACGGCAATATCGTAGACAGAAAGCAAGGCTCTCCTTTAACGTCCGCCTGCTCTGTAAAGAATGGGAGGAAGTACGTAGCTCTCACGAAGAGAGTTTGTGAACTTCATATATATAGGAAAGCTTCATAAAGTGGATTATGACCTACATAGATTATATCAAACAGTTTTGGGTAATGGATGAGACGGAAGGATTCTCAGGCTCTCAAACCAAGTTGTACTTTTGGCTACTCGAAAGATTCAACAAGAGCAAGTGGACTTTGTCACTGTCTATTCCCAACAAGTTAATCTACGCGAGCATTGGGATAACTGAAAATACTTTCCTTAATGCACGCAATGTATTAAAGCAAAAAGGGCTGATTGATTTTACCGTAGGAAAAAATAAGAAGGATTGCCACAAATATAGCATCAAAAATTGCAGTAATGTATGCAGTTATCTCTGCGGTAATGTCTGCGGTAATGTTTGTGGTGAAAATGAAGAAAAGGACGATTCTACATCTAATGTATTATATAATAAGACTAAGACTAAGACTAAGACAAAGAATATAATACAAGAAAGTGCAGCTGACGCTGCCGCGCAAAACAAGATTGATGTAAGAGTTAACAAGTTCTATGATTCGCTGGTTCCGTTTCTTGGGACTTATGACAAAAAGATGCTGCGTAATTTCTTTGATTACTGGTCTGAGCCTAATCGTAACAACACAAAGATGAGATGGGAGCTTGAGCGCACGTGGAAAACGGACTTGAGGCTAAAGAATTGGAAAAACCGCGAGGAAACGCGCGGTACTAAGGTTATAAAAAACAGAAACAGCTGGACAAATTATGATGACAACAACAAACATTTTGAAAAGTTCTGACATAAAGCCTATTGACTTTGAAGCTACTTTCAAAGAGATGAAGGATCATGGCATGACGCTTCCAGTGAGCCGTATAACCGTATCGGTGAAAGACGCTCACACGGTTCTTTACAATGCCATGAAGTTCTTCCTTTGTAAAGTAGGAAGCGAAATGGTATGGATAGACGAATACGAGCAGGTTTCCGATTGGCTTGAGAACAGTAAAGGGCGAGGTCTGCTTTTATTCGGGAACAGCGGTAGAGGTAAGTCAGTACTTTGCCGATATGCACTACCTGCCGTGATTCTTAAATACTGCGGAAAAGTAGTCCATTGTCATGACATACAAACTATGAACGCTCACATAGACGAAGCGCTTGCGTACCCTTTGGTATCGCTTGATGACATCGGAACGGAAGACGAATCGGTTAGCTACGGAAATAGGCGTATGGCATTTGCGGAGATTATGGACAATTCAGAGAAAACGGGAAAGCTGGTGATAGCTTCAACTAACCTCGACAAAGAGGGTTTGGAAAAGAAATATGGCATCAGAGTGATGGACAGAATAATCGGGACAATGACAAGAGTTTGCTTCAACGGAAAATCATTCAGAAAATGAAAAA